CCCTGCTAATTCTTGAACGCCTAAAGAACCATTTACATTAAATGTTTTCTTTTTTAACTCAAGAAGGTTCTCTTCCTCAGTCGATAATGCTTTAATCAAGTCTATTTGATTCTTGCCTCTAATATCTTTATGAATATCATTCAAAGCCCTGAATGAATCAACTATATTGTCCAACTGTGTTGCCAAAGCAATAAGTCCTGCTAACACTAATCTTGCTTTTGTTCCACCAATGACCGCCATCACAAGACCTGTTTCTAGTATCCAAGGCGGTAAACCCATAACAACAGATATTGCTGAACCAATAGCCTTTCCTACAGACACTACACCTTTACCAAATTCTTTAATTGATGCTACTGTTTCAGGCTTACCCATTGACTCTGTAATATCAAGAACAATATCCTTAGCCATTTCAAATACACCAGTCTCAGCAAACTGAATCTTTAACTTAAACCAAGCATCTTCCATCATTGATACTTGACCTTGGAATGTATTGGCTAATTCTTTAGTAGCACCTACAGCAGTTGTGGTGTTATTCTCCCACATCTCTTTTAATGCTTTACTTGTTTCTTCTCCCGACATTTGAACGCCTTGTTCGAATCCTAAGAAGGCGGCTACACCTCTTTCACGGAACAAGTCAGCACTAGCAATACCACCAGCCATTGCTCTTTGTAATTGTTCTGCTGTTTTAACGAAGTCAAGACCTGATACTGCGGCAATATCACCTGTCATTTCTAACAAGCCATTTAACTCATCAATATCATCTGTAACTGTTAATAGAAGTGGGGATGCTTTCTGAATGTCCTCTAGTGCGAATGGCACTTTGGATGCGAACTTAGTCATAGTATCAAATGCTTTACCAGCATCAAGTGTACTACCAGTAAGGAACTTTAATCTTACTTTTAGACTTTCTAAACCTGCGGCACTTTGAATAACCGACTTCATTACCGCACCAGCACCTAAAGCACCCATAGCACCGTTTAATGAGAAGATACGATTCTTTACATTGGATGCGGTTTTACCAATACCCCTTATTGCTTTACTTGCTCTACTTGAGCCGGATACAGCCCCTTTCGGGTCAACCTTTACACCATAAGTTGCTATCTTGTTAGTTGCCATTTTTGCTATCCTCTAGTTTAAAGAAGGCAAACCAACCATGAAACTCCTCGACCGTCATTAGGTCAATTTCATATACGGTCTTATTTAAGCGATTCGCAAGTGCGTAACTTGCGTATAACTCGGAATCGCCTTCTAGTTTCCCGACATTTCATCTATTGTTGGTGTTGCTGATATTTCCCCTACAACCCTTGTAATAACATCAGGCGATACACTATTCATCAATGTAATTTTATCGGATATATCAAACATCTTCTTACCATCACTATCTAACGCTTTAAGAACCAATGTTCTTACCATAAACTCAAAATCATCACCTTTAGCAAACTTCCAAAGTGACTTCTTCTCGCCCATAGTGAAAGGAGTGGAATATATAATTACATCCCACTCAGGCACTTCAATAACTTGTGTTTCTAACTTATCAAAATGTGCCTTAGCATTATCTAAAATACCCATTATGTTACGTCAGCCCAAGTTACAGCACCAGTTGCTTCAAAACTTACTGTTGTTTCAACCATACCATCAAGAGTAGTTGATACACCTTTCTCAGTAATTAAAGCCGTTAATGTTGCAAAATTATCACCACTTATAGCACCTTCAGGATATAGATTTAAAGTAACACTAGCACCAACTGTCATAGCACCTTGACCGCTTGTATCTGTTTCATCCCAAAACGCAGTCATTGAACCACTAGCAGTAGTTAAACCTACTTGCTTAGTTCTTGCTGAATCACCCATTGTAGTATCATCAATAGTTTCAGCAGTTTCACTTAAACTAAAGTCCTTGATTTCTGCGATTGTATTAGAACCGACTTTTGCGACTCCTTCTGAGCCTTTATGATTTGCCATCTTTATTCTCCTTAACTTTTACTTTTTTATTATCGGATTTCTCAATCCAGCCATTCGCCTTCATTTCTTCAATCTTTGAAGGGTGTGGCGTTACACCGTCTTTACCACCGTTAGGCGGATATAAAATTACTTGTTTTTTCATGAATCTCTCCAATATGGAACATTAACATTAATCTGATGAAACTTGTCATCAGTACCTACAGTCTCAATACTTGCTACGTCACAGACCACATCATTAAAACTAACTCCATCAAATATAGTCGCTATTGTATCAGCATAACCTCTGATGGTGTGAGTACCCGAATTAGCAGGTGCAAATATTTGTATATTGATAATGCCTGTGTGCCTCTTTAAGCCGTTAATTGCTCTATACCCACTAATGCCGTTAAGAATATTAAATCTCACCCATTCCGCATTATTTGGCGTATCAAAATCAGCATTACCCCAAGCGATAGTAGTTGTAGTCCAATTAGTATTAAACCTTCCTTCAATATTAGTCCTTTCACTAGCAAAACTCATAATAGACTCGCCCTTACTTCATTAACTGTTATATCAACCATTCCAGCACTTGCTTGTTTACTTGAGCCATTCTCTAGGTTATTAATATATGGCAATGAATTAGTAATATAAATAGGCTTTTCACCATCACCTTTTTTAAGACTGACACCTTTCTTTCCTTTAGCCATTACATTGACTTTAGTGTTCTTTTTACCAACTGATAGATTCCAATTACCTTTAGCACGACCTGTATCAACTGGTGTCTTAGCAGTAATACCATCATATAATTCTAATGCCACTTTACGAATAACAGTATCAAGTTCTAAGTCTGTACGCTTAGAAAATCTTTTTAAATCTTTTCCAAATGATGCTACGCTCATCCTACCCTCGTCAATATCAATGTATAAGAAGCCAAAGCAGGGTCAGATAATATACTGTTAATTGCGTATATCGCTGAATCTCTAGTTATGGTGTCATTAGTATCAGGCGTTACCGCTAAATCTCTACTAGCAAATATCATTGATAAATCACCAGTGAATTGAGTGCTTACATCATTAGCATCTACCTTTCCACCTAATGGGCTTAATACAGCCTTTAATGAATAAGTAGTAGTAGTATGAGCCACAGCACCAGTTGTAACATTATACGAACCAGTAGTCCTAGCGTTATAGGTAATAGTTTCTGCTAAGTCACCTACAGTAACAATAGCCGACTCTACAATCTTTCCTATTGATGCCTTTAATCCCATTAAGTTCTAACTACTGCTACCGTACCAAACTTAGCACGAGCATTAATAGTTCCCCAGCCTCTTAGCATTTCTTGAACAATAGAAGGCATAACACCAGCAGTATCAGTCTTATCAAAGGCTAATGAGATAGAGCCTACAGTCAAACTAGATAAACCCTTACCATCAGCATTACCAGTTGAGTTACTTGCTAATAAATGACGAGCAAATTCAATAGTAGCGTTCTTAACTGGTTCAGGTACGATTGTTGATGATACTGAATAACCGTCATCTAGAACATCACTCCTTCCCCACGCTAAAGCCTGTGAATCGGTGGTTTTAGTTCCAGACCAGTCTATTTTTTCATCTAATATACGAGTAGCCATTTTAAGGGCTTTCTCTTTATTGGCAGTAGTAGCACCTGTCCAATCAGTAGCGTATAAATGGTTATCGTGATATGTATCACCCTCTGCTACTGTAGCGTAACTATCAGCACTAGCACCATTAGCGGTTGCGTCAATTGCCATTATCTATATCCAGCGTCTTTGAATTTTGCTACATTGTTAATATGAACATTAGCCTTTAAGCCATCTTCTCTTGTCATTTCAACAAACTTACTTGGAGTTGCTTTTTTGACTACCTTTTTAATAGTCTTTTTAATACTTTCTTTTGGCATTTTATTCTCCGTTTTTAAATTAGGTGGGGTGGTCATAACTCCGCCCCAATTTGATATGATATTAAATATTAACCCATTAATAGAGCAATATTGTCAGACTTCCAAGCCTTAGTACCCCAAGTAGCGGCAACTTCAATCATCTGCTTACGGTAACCCTTGTAAACACGAATCTCGAACACTAAACCTGAATGTGTGTCTTGTACTAACATAGCATCATCTGCTGAGTCACCACCATTAGGAACAGCAGGTGCTCTCATTCCTAACTCAATAGCATTTTGGTTAAACATCACATTACCTGTGTAACTTGCACCAGTAGCAATAGTTTCGTTATCAGCAATGATTGCTTGACCACCCGGTGAGTTAAGAACAAGTGAAGACGAAGTAGTCTGATTAGCAACAACATAGTTAGCACTTGAGCCTGAGAATGAAACAACATCACCAGCCGCACAATCAGTAGTTTGAGTGCCATCTACAGTAATTGTAGTATCGCCAACTGCAGTAACACCATTAACCACGTGGTCATCAGAACCCACAGTAGTATGTGCTACAACTTGAGCAGACTCTTTAATCATAACACCTTGTAAATCTAACAAAGTACCTTGACGCAACATAACATCTGAACCTGCTTGATTTACGCTTTGTAAAGAAGATAAGTTACGAAGATTAGTACCAGCCAAAGTATTCATCACTAGAGATAAACGACCATCATTAGTAGCACCACCATTGTCAACAATAATTTGTCTTGCCTGAGCAATAGTATTAAAGTTTGAAGCGAATGGAGTAGTACCAGCAGTACCAACAGCACGAGAAGCACCTTGATAAGCGGCAGTAGCCAAGTCTGATTCAATAGCATTAGTTAGGGTACGCATTGCTTGAGCAATTTGGTCGCCATAAACTGTTTCATAACCTGAACCATTATTTAGATGTTTGACATCTTCACCAGTCATTGGAATTTGAACTGCTTTAGCAGAACTCAAAGTCATAGTTGAACTTGTGATAGTTTGGTCATCACCTTGTGGGATTGTCATTGATTCAGTAATGTTATTAGCGGTTGCTGAAGCAGTGATAAACGAACGAATAGTATCGCCCTTTGCGGCTCTTTCTGAACCTGCGTTGATAGTAACTGAAGGGATAAAACCTACTAATTCACGACCAACTGTGTCTGCGGCTTTATAAATATCACCGGCTAGATTTGTTAAAGTATTTGCCATTATATTGACTCCTTATTTAATTTTAAATATTAGAGAGTCAAATGCCCCCTAATTGTTGTATCTACGCTGTAGAAAATTAGGCAACACCGTTGCTTGATTAACATCATAGCATAAAACAAAGTCGTGTCAAATACTAAATACAAAAAAAACCCTTCAATGAAGAAGGGCTAAAAAACTAACTTGAGGAGAGAGTATTTTTATTTATCTACAACTTTACCACCATCAATAGCGAATTTACTTCTGTCTTGTTGAGACATACTATTGAATACATCTCTTGATACTGTATTGCTTGTTCCATTAAAACTAGAGCCGTGTTGTGAGCCACTACCAGTAGAAGCATTGAATAAATGAGGTGCTGATTCTGTTAAGCCCTTAACCCATTCATTAACACTCATAGGGTCGCTATTACCATTACCAAAGATTATGTTTCCATCTTTATCGTGAGGTACAGCCTGACCTTCTTTAACTGAGAAGATAGATTGTGAGCGTAATACAACATCATCAATCGCAGTATCAACCACACCAGCCTTTAAAGCCGAATCTCTTACTGCGTTATCAATCAATAAATGCTCTAATTTCTTAGTAAGGTTTAATTGCTCACCCTTCATACCTTCAAGGGCATTATTATGTTCTTCTCTCATTGACTTGGTACGCTCTTCTAAT